AAAGATACATTAATGGATAATGCTGTGTATTCTCTGATTGCATTAATTCTTTATGAAGAATCACAAGAGAAAAAAGATCAAATGACTTTTTCATTTCATGTAGAATCCGCAGAAAAATTTCATGCTGATTATCATGGACTTAATGAACCAACATCACGTACGGCATCAACATCAATATCAACCACAACTGGAGATCAAGGGTGACCCCAAAAGATTTTGCAATTCTGATTGATCAAAAAGTTCAAATGAAACAGATGACACACATGGATGCTATCTTAGAATATTGTAAAGAAAAAGAAATTGAACCAGATACAGTGACGCATTTAATTAATCGCACATTAAAAGAAAAGATTAAATTAAATGCTGAAGAATTACATTATCTACCAAAGAGTGGTACACTGCCTATTTAATGGATGGATTTGAAGTATATAAAACATATCTAGCAATCAAACTACATTTTACACGTGATGACTATAATTTTGATCAGTATAATGGCCGTACTCGGGCTTCTTATGATTCCTTTAGTAAAAGAAATGATCGTTTCTTTTTTCATCGTATTGCTAAGAAGTATAAGGCTGATATTGTCGATTTTCTTGTTTCTGGTTTTGTTGGCAATCATAACACTTGGGTGGGAGACCTTAACTCATCCACAGCAGAACAAAAGTATTTACAACATATCAAACGCAGAGATGGTTTCTCCTATTACTTTAAGTTAGATATGCAACATCTGATTAAAAAATCAAATGGTGATTTTAATAAAATATTTAAATGTTATAAAGGTCAACATCCTATTTTACTTAAAAGTTTTCTTGCAAAAAAGATTGGTTTAGATACCATGTCCGTTTTACAAAAGATGTTTAACTATTGTAAAAAGTTTGATAAAGAGATTGAAGAAAAGATAGTCTGGCCCAAAGTGAGTTTACTTACACGTAAATATACATCGTTCTTAGGTGATAAAGATTATAATAAATTAAAAGAGATTATAAAACAATGCGTAGTTTTGTAATAGCAAACGGTACAAGTCGTTCTGAATTTGATTTGAATATATTAAGTCCATTTGGTAAAACATATGGCTGTAATGCGTTATATAGAGATTTTACACCCGATTATATTGGTGGTATTGATCGACCAATGATTGATGAAATGGTCAGAGAAGGTGCATGGCAAAACTCTACGATGATTTGTAAACATATGTATCCAGGTTCTTTTGACCCATTTCCTCGTGCAAAGTTATACGTGAAAACATTTAAACAAGCATTAGGTTATGATAAACACTATGATACAGGACAAACAATGTTAGATTATGCATCTCAACATTTACAAGAAGGTGAAATCTATATGCTTGGCTTTGATTTAACAAATTACATAGAACAAAGTCAAAGAAATATCGATAACAAAGTTGATAACATCTATGCAGGTACTGATTGTTATGCATCACTAGACGCTGCCGAAAAGTATTGTGGTAAATGGATAAAAGAAATGATAGAAATATTTTCATTGAATCAAAAAATAAAATACTATCGAGTTGGTGCAACAATCAAACCAAATGAATTTAATTTAATTAATAACTTATATCATATTAATTATGATGAGATGTTGGAGAAATTAAAATGAAAAGATTATTTCTAATCGGCAATGGTGAAAGTCGAAAAAACTTTGATTTAAATTTACTCAAAGATAAAGGTAAAACTTATGGTTGTAATGGATTACATAGAGATTTTACACCAGATGCTTTGACATGTGTTGATCCTGGAATTACACATGAAGTTTATGATAAAGGTTATGCAAAAGATAATGTTTGTTATTATCGAGGTTGGACATCACTACCAAGTCATATGTATGATGATATGAAATCAACACACATTACTGATATGACAACACGATTTGGTTATGAACCTAAATTAGTAGAAAGTGAACGTTATGAAGATAGTGAAGAATTTGTCATACATGGTTCTACAGCATTATGGCAAAACAAACTAGTCGAAGAAAACAGACCATACAAAGGGATCGGTGCAAACGTTCTTTTTATTTCTTGGTTACATCCAGAAGATAAGGTAACAAGAATAGATGACATCATGGATTTAAATGATGGCACAACAGGAGATTGTGGATGGTCGGCAGGACCAACGGCAATGAATATAGGTTGTAAAGTAGAACAACCAGATGAAGTTTTTATGATAGGGTGTGATTTATTTTCAAATACAGATAATTTTAATAATATGTACAAATCAACACTTCATTATGAAAGAGATGATATTGCAGCTGTGAATCCAGTTAATTGGTTAAAACAATATGAGGCTGTTATATTAACTAACTCTAACGCAGACTTTTATAAAGTCAATGAAAAACCGTTAGGAACAGATAAGGTTAATCAACGCATTGATGAGTGGGAAGACCTTATCAATTTGAAATACATTACACAAGAAGAACTTATCAACAGATTTCTAATCTAAAGATAAAAAACTACGTATAAATATCACGTTAACATTTACAATATGTTTATGTGAATCTAAAAAAAGGAAAATAAATGCAAAAATTAATATTAATTTTAGCTGCATTGATGATTTCAAAAACATCATTTGCAGAAATCTCAGGTGCAATTGGAGTTGATTTCTCCAAGAACGCCGCCGGCGATGTAATCGCAACCAAAGACATTGACTTGGATATTTCAAGTGATGTTGGATTTGCGTCTATCGCTGTTATTACAAACTCAAGTGACCAACTAGTCTTAGACGAGTATTCACTTGGTGTAAAACACACAAACGGTTCTATCAGTTATGGTGAACAAAGTGATATTTTTATCGGTGGTGGACTTGAAGTTGTTGGTGCAGACACACTAGCAAATCCAAGTGATGCTGGTGAGAGTATCATTGGTTCATACAAAAATACCTCTGTAAGATTTTTATTTACAGACACAGGTGCCGATGTAACTGATTTTGATACAATACAAGTTAAACATTCATTAGATGTTGGTAAGTTAAGTCTTGCAGGTTCTGTTGATCACACAATCGCAACAGACGATAACATCTATGCTGTTGAAGGAACTGTTGGTCTAGGTGCAGAAGCAAAACTAACCACAGTTGCTACACATGACAATTCTTTAACAGACAAAGTGGCATATGAATCAATCATCTCTACAAACGGATATTCATTATTTGTAAACGGTGATGAAGGTGATTGGTCACAGAACGCAGGTGCAGGTTATATCTCATCTTACAAATCAGTTGACTGGTATGTAGAAGCAGGATACAATATGGATTCTAAAGATGTAACACCAGCTGCTGGATTATCTGTTAATTTCTAATCTTTTTGAAGAAATGGGGCTTCGGCCCCATTTTATAGTTGACAAAGTTGACTATATATGATATAATACTATTATTATATGATGCAATATGTGGATAACAAAACAATACAATAAACATACGGAGAATACAATAAATGTCATTTGAAGCATTAAAAAGAAGTCGAGGTAATTTCGACAAACTCACAAAAGAGTTAGAAGCTCTAACTAAAACAACTACCACACAATCATCAGGCAAAGACGAAAGATTCTGGAGACCAGAACTTGATAAATCAGGTAATGGTTATGCCGTTATTCGTTTTCTACCTGCAGTCGAAGGTGAAGAATTACCTTGGGCAAGAGTATGGTCACACGCCTTTCAAGGACCAGGTGGTTGGTATATTGAGAACTCTCTAACTACAATGAATAAGAAAGATCCTGTATCAGAGGATAACAGTCGTCTATGGAATACTGGTTTAGATTCTGATAAAGAGATTGCACGTAAGAGAAAGAGAAAACTCACTTACTATACAAACGTTCTTATCGTTTCTGATCCTAAGAATCCAGAGAACGAAGGTCAAGTAAAATTATTCAAGTTCGGTAAAAAGATATTTGATAAGATTACTGAAGCCATGCAACCACAATTTGAAGATGAGAAACCATTAAACCCATTTGACTTTTGGGAAGGTGCAAACTTCAAATTAAAAATCAGAAAAGTAGATGGTTATTGGAACTATGACAAATCAGAGTTTGATTCACCATCACCACTTGCTGATAATGACGATGATATACAGAGCACTTGGAAAAAACAATATGCTCTATCTGAGTTTTCAGATCCTACAAACTTTAAATCATATGATGACCTCAAAGTGAGATTTGAAAAAGTTGTGTACGGAACTGGAACTACTACGACTGCTGATAAAATTGATACTCCCACCTTTGATGATGAGGAATCGGCATCAGTAGTAGAAACAAAAAGCGAACCAAAACAGTCAGTCGCTCCTGTCGAATCAATTGATGATGATGGTGACGATGACACA